TCCGCCGCCGCGTTGCCCAAGGCCGTCACGGCGCCCGCGGCGCCCGCGGCCAGGGCTTGGAGGGCCGCGCCGGAGGCCAGGCCGGCCGGACCGAACAGGGCGACCTGCGTTGAGGCTCCCTCGGCGTAATTCATGAGGATGCCCGCCGCCGCCTTCGTGGCCATCATCAGGAGTTGGGCCTCAAGGAACTTCGCCGCGTTTTTCTTCTGTGTGGTCCCCATCTCTATAAAGACGTTTACGGCCTGTTCGGCATATTGTTCGTCCGCCTTGGCCATCTCCTTGAGGCTTTTCTGTTGTTCCTCCCGCATCTTGTCATCTTCTTTTTTCCAGGCTTCATGCCGCTTGACCGCCTCGTCCTTAGCCTCGTCCACTTCAAGGGACTTGTAATAGTTGGCCGTGGCGAGGCGGATCTCCTGCATGTGCTTTTCAGCGCCCGGGAGCTTCATCAGTTCGCGGGTGATCTCCTGGACTTCCTGTTGGATCTTGTGCTCCGGGTCGATGATGCCCTTGGTGTTGTTCTCGCGGGTCTTCTTGCCCAGCTCATCCAAGGCGTCCGTCAACTGCTTGATGTCCTCGGGGGCTTTCTTCCCCAGGTCGTTCGTTCCCTTGAGGATGTCCTTGTTGAAGTCCTCCACCTTTTTCTTGGTGTCGGGAAGCACCAAATCAAAGGCGCTGAAGATCTTGTGGAGGCCCGCCCCCAAGTCCTTCCAGCTGGCAATCATCCCGTAAAGGGCTTGATTAAGCCCGGACGCGACGAGGACCACACGCCGTTCAATGTTTCCCAGCAATTCCAGCAGGACATTCCACGTGGGCATGATGGCGTTGCCCGCGCCCTCCATGTCCTCTTTGAGCTGGTTCCAATACTGTTTCGAGATCTTGGTATTGCTTTCTTCGGAAGTCGCCAAGTGGCCGTACTGCTCGTTGATTTTTTTGAGCAGTTCAATGTTGTCGGTGGCCGTGAATCCAAATTCCCTTTGGGCCATCATCAGGGCCCGGGTGGAATTCTTCCCGCCCTCAGCGGCGATGCCGATCAAATTGACGGAATCGGAAAGGCTCTTGGTGGTCCCCACGGACAGACCCATTGCCAACTGAAGATCCCGTTGGGCCATGGTCACATCATGCGTCTTCTGGATCAATTGGGCCAAGGCGTCCGTCAGTTCCACCTTGGAAAAGCGGCTCGCCTCAGACAGGCCGGTGACGTAATCGGAAAGGGTCTGCTTGTTTTGTGCCCACGAAACTCCTGACGCCTCAACCTGGATCTGCAGGCGGCGTTGCGCTTCCTCCGCTTCCAGGGATCCGCTGATGGCCTCTTTCAGGAATTCCGCGAGTCCCAAGGCGGGCAACAAGGTTCCGATGACGCCCATGGCGTCTCCCATGCCTTCAAATGCGGCCTGGGTTTCCCCCGCCGCCGCGCTCAGTCCGCGCATAGCCTCCGCGGCTTCAGGGAATCCCTGATCCTGGAGCTGGGAGGCGATTGTCAGGGATAGGGTGGATCCAGCCACGGCTCACTCGTAAGGATTGGGATTGGGCGTCTCGTCTTCCTGGTATTCTTCGTTCTGGTAGGTCCACGGAGCGGGATCATCTGGCTTCGTATTCCTGCTGTTCCAGACTGTGCGCAGGGCCCTGTAAAGTTCCGCTGGACAGTCCTGCACCTTGCCGTCGAACAATTTCATCCCGCCGTAGGCGCCGATCTCAACCCAAGCTCCCAGGGGGCTCAGGTGGCCGGGATCGGCGCCCGTGATTTTCCCAGTTCGGACTCCGTCAAGGCGAATGCCTTCTGGTAGGTGTTCCACAAGTCCACAAGGATCCGTGGATCCAAGGCCTTCGCTTCGCCGTAGGTCAGGACACGCCGAAGGCCTTCCTTGTTGCGCACCTTGAGGGCGCACTCGATCCGTTTTGCCAGGACCGAATGGTTGGCGGTCATGTTCAGGGCTTCGGCCCACGCCACCCGATCTTCCACCGTGCTCAACTCGGGCGGATGCTTTGAGAGCCGCCGCATGGCGTAGATGTAGTGGGCGTCGCATTCCTGCTCGTCAGCCACGGTCAGCGGGGTCAGGATCCCCACAAGCCAATCGTCTTCCGCCTTGGCGATGGTCCGACGCAAGTCTTCCGCCTCGTCGGACTTGGATCTCGTCTTCAAGAAGCCGAAAAGCCAACGGCGCTTCCCGGATTGGGAAACGCCGTCGAGTTGCAGCTTGAGGGCCGGCAACTGATATTGCGCCTTGAGGATCCTGATGGGGACTTCCCGGCCCGCCAACTTGGCCAGGCCAGTCTCCAGATCGTCGTCAACCGTCATGGGGTACGGTCTCCTTTCGCTTCTCCGCGTTAGTTTGGACCTCCAAAATTACGGGAGGTAGGGGTAGATCACATCCCAGCATTGATAGGTGCTGGTGCCCGTGGTCGTGAAGGTTTGCCCGTTCACGTCGATGTAGAACGTCCCCTGGGGCGCGGGGTTGTCCACGGTGCCGATGACCACGCCGTTGAGCTTGGTCAGGGCGTAGAGCAGGGAGCTGCCGGCCGGGGCCGTGGCCACCTGGCTCAGGGTCGCCGCGTCGGTGCTGAACACCAGATCCGTGGCGCTCACCCAAATGCCGCTGGTGTTCTGCGCCGGGGGCGTCTGCGCCGTGAACGGGGGCAGGGTCGTAATGACGAGCGTGTTGGCGGTGGCGGCGGTCGCCGCCCCGGTGTAAACCTCGCCGTTGCTCACGTTCGAGACGTAGACGTTGTAGCCGGTGACAGGTGCGCTCACATTGGGGCAGGTGACGGTGATCAAATTGGTGCTCGTCCCGGTCGGCACGGAGATGGAGGACTCGATGCTCGGCAGGGTCTCGCCGTTGGCCGTAGTCGCCGTGATCATGACGTAGTACACGCCCGCGGTCAGATAGCCGCCCGTGCTCGTAGTGGCCAGGGTGCTGGCGTCCGTGCTCGGCGCCGTGGGGACGGCCTGCTGGACGCCCGTGCCGCGTACACGGTTGTAGGCCAGGCCCATGCCGTAGAAGAACACGATGTTCTCGCACGTGAAGTCCACGGTGCGCTTCGCGCCTTCCTTCACCGGCTGGGAGAAGGCGTTGCCGCTGAGCTGGCAACCGTAGGCCAAGGACGAAGCCTTGACCTTGCCATCCACGCCCCGGTAGTTCGTGAACACGTCGAAGGGCTGGAGCAGGTTCGGGTTGTACTGGAAGGTGGCCACGGTCGGATCGGCATCCACCATGGCGGCGGCGATGGCGGGCTGGTTGTTCTCGGTGAACGAGAACTTGCCCGTGCCTTCGCCCGTCACCTGGTAGATCAGCCCGGGCACTTTGTTGTCGAATTCATCGACAACCTTGATTTCCAGCTTCGGCGTCAGGGAGAAGTCCATGACGAGGTTGGGCCGGATGATGCCATGGCTCCGCGTCAGGATCCTGGGGCTCGCTTTCTTGCCGAGAAATGGGCTGTAGGGCTGTTGGGTGTTGCTGCTCATGGCATTCCTCCTGGGTTAGTTCATCTCCATCCATCCCAGCCGAACCAAAAGTTCGACGGTATGGAGGTTGGGGGTTGTCTCGTCGGGCGGAATGTACCGCTCGATGATGCTTCCGGCTTCATCCTCGATCTCAACGCTGAATCCCGTGTCCAAGGCGGGAGACTGCGCGTAGTCCATGATCTCCACGTTGGGGATGGCCACGGCCCCCGTTGCGTCGTTCGCCTGCCCTGCGAGGATCAGCGCATGCCGGATCTGATCCCTGATCTGATAGATCGTCTGCAAAGCGTTCACATCCACGGTGATATCGTCCTGGATGCTGATCTTGACCCCCATCCTTTGCGGGGATCCTTCCGTGGCCGGCGCCGACGAGGGATAAACGGCATAGGGGGCGACGATCATCCCCAGGGAGTCCGAGCCTGGATCCGGGGACATGTACTCCGTCACCTGGACTATGGGGAAACTGGTATTGGTCAACTGCTGGAGGAACGTGTAGGTCCAATTCGGAGTCACCGAAGTTGGAGGCACGTTCGTCTCCAGCCAATACCTGAAGCTGGACAAGGCGTTGAATTTTCCCGTGCTGACGTTGACTGTCATCCGCCGTCTCCATCGTCTTCGTCAGGGTCTTCGGGGACTGATTCCGCCTTGGGAATCCATCCCGCTTCCGCCGCCGCGGCGAGGTAGTTCTGGAAGTTCTTGTTGTAGATCTGTTGCCCCCGGGCCAGCGTCTTCGTGAAGTGCTGGGTCGTTCGGTCCACCGCTGCGGCGTATACCACGTTCGTCCCCACGGTGGTCAAGAGCCCTTCCATCCCCTCGCTCACGAAACCTTCCAGCTTCCCGGCCTCGGTCTCGTCCTTCTCCATCAGCTTGCGGTCCTGCTTGGTGTCCGTCTTCCGGCCCCCGGTGACGAGGCTTCGATCCTTGAGGTACTTGGTGTAAAGGTTCTGCTTCCCGTTCCTGTCCAAGTACGGCGTCAAGGAGCCCCGCAAACGGCCCGTGAGGACCGGACAGACCCTCAGCCAATAGATGAGGATCTGGTAGACGCTTTTCTTGTGGACCTTGGCGACGCCCTTCTCAAACTGTTCATGCTGGCCGTCCATCCATTGCTGGATCTCCTGCCAGTTTTCCAGGGTGATATTCCCTACCTTCATCGTGGCCGTGATCGTGACTGCCCCGTTGGCCATGGCTACACCTGTCTGGCGACGGCCTTCCACCAAGATTGGCCGGCGAGCTGGACCTGGAAGGGATGGCCCACAATCTTGTAGGTCCGTCCAGCCCGGACGATCTGATCCGAAGGCCTAACGCTCACCGATCCGTCCCCGCCCACGACGTTCTCCCCTCCAAAGATTTGCAGGAGGCATTGCACATGCAGATCCCCCGCGGCGTACAGGTTCCCCGAGCTTGCGATTTCCAGCGGCGTCAATTCTTCGATGACCGCCGTTGTGGGGATGGACGTGTAGTTTTGGGTGTCCGCATGGCCCAGGTACTTGGTCCCCGGCGTCGTGCTGATCCACCGCTTCAAGATAATGGCTTCCTCCAGGATCCCGGACAATTCCTGGAAGGCGTCGCTCATCATCTGCCCATCCATCTGCCCGAGCTGGGGGATCATCATCGTCTCGGCTCCCAATATCGGGTGCCATGGAGACTTGTCTGCATCGCCGCGGGGGCCTTGGCTTGGTCAAAGCGCCGATACACGTCCTCGCGCAAGCCCTCAGCCTCCACCTTCAACTCCTTGGCCTGTTCCGCCCAGCGGGTCGAGATCGTTCCCTTGTCCGCCGTCTTCCCGGCGCTCGATCCGTTGTAGTACCAATGGGACAGGCTGGCCATGCTCGTTGCGGCCAAGCTCGCCATATAGTGAACGCAAGCCCCGACGAGGTTGTCCGGGACATCCATCAGGGAAGTCAGAGAGTTGATCGTGGGCGTGATCCCCAGGGCGAAGCGTTCCGCGTTTTGGGCGAAGGTCACATATTCCGTGTCCGGGTTGAGCACGAAATAGTATTGGACCTGGACCAAGGCCCCCGCCGCGGGCACCGAGGCTAGCGTGACAAGTCCCGCGTTCTCTTGGATGTTCGTCGGGCTGACAACCGCCCCGTTGACCATGAACACGACATTGGCCGGCGCCCCGTCTGCCACCTGGACCACGTTCTGATTGTTCAGCTTGAAGACCGTGTTGACGCCGTTGGCCTGGGCGGTCAGCGTGTCCACAATGAAGTGGTTCGCGTAACCGTCATGGGCCAGGGTCCGCGCCTCCAGGACCGCTTGCTGAACGGTCGTACTCACGGCTTGTTCACCGCGGACATGATGGCGGGTCCGTGCTGAAGGATGTGGTTCAGAGCAAACTCGATGATGAGAAGCAGAAGCGACCCTACTCCCGTCACCAAGGTCCCCAAGAGGGCCCTCTGCATGCTCCGGATGTCGTCCTTTGTGTCTTTGATGTCATCTTTTACTTGGACCATAGACGTCTCCAAGGATGCGACCCGTTCACCGAGGGGTTTTTCATCGGACATGATCCCTCCCTTTTCAAGGCGTCGTTTAGGCGGTCAGTTGGTATTGGATGCAGAGGACCACGTTGGAATCCGGCGTGTCGCAATACACCGGCTCGTTGGGCTGACCGATCTTCGCCGCCCAATCGCCGAGGTAATAGGGCACCGGATTGGCCCCCTTGCTGAAGATCCCGGCGATGACGGTCTTGGTCGCCACCTGCGTCGTGCCGTGATAGATGTACACCGCCCCGTTGCCGCCGCTGGAAATCATGGCGCTCACAATGCGGTAGCGGTTGGGTGCGCTTCCCGACAAGGCCGGAAAAAGCTGCTGCTTGAGTCCAGCGCCCAGGGCGAAGGACTGCGTGTAGACGGCGCCGCTGGCGCCTTCCGTCTGGATCGCGTTACCGGACATGTCGCTTCCCCTTCTTGTGTTTCGCCGGCGCTTTCTCCACGGCGGTCCGTTTGGACTGGACAGGCTGTTGGCCCTTCTGATCCGCAGTCGCATGCGGGGTTTCTGTTGCAGGGGCATGGGTGTCCCTCTCGAAAGCGGCCCTCTGCCGATCCAGTTCCGCCTTGGCCGTCTCCGCGTCCAAGGATTCCCCCTGGGGGATGACGAGGGCCAGTTGCTTGATGGACTTGAAGAAGTTCCGCTTGGACTCCACGTACTTGGCCGTGGGCGGGTAGTCGATGACGATCTTGGTGTTGGGGTAGTAGTTGGACACCATGTACTGGACTCCGTTGGTCGGGTCCAGCCACCGCGTATCATTCCAGTTCACGAACCTGAAATTGGATTCCGCAATGATGTCCTCAGGCGTGTTCAAGATCTGGCCGGCCACTCCCCGGGTGGGCTTGGAGTCCTTCTCGTTCTTTTCCTCCGCGTCCCAATCCTTGGTCGAACGGAGTTGGGCCGGGACTTTGCCTTTCGGCTCGATCACGATCTCAGAGGGTGCTTGGGTCGCCTGCATGGGTCAGGCCTCCAAAAAGAAACCGAGGGTCAGGGCCGATGCCCTGGCCCTCGGTGTCGATGTCAACGGTTTGTGTCGCCTTTCTGTTACTGCTGGCCGCTGGCCGAGCCATCGTTCCCGCGGAACCAGAAACGCGGGTCGATCCAACCCGGGATGAAGCGCGAACGGGTCCGCCACCGCATGACGTCCAGCTCGAAGCTCTGTCCCGAGTTCGGGATTTCCTGCACGACGCTCATGGGCGAGCGGCGCTGGAAGACGGGGCCCTTGCCCTTCTCGCCGAGCACCCACGCCCAATCCGGAGCGAAGTAGGCGACGCTGAAGGTCAGCTTGCCCTTGAACACGTTCTTCGCCATGATGCCGCCGATGGTGCCGCCGAGCTGCGCATTGTACTGCGTGCCTCCGGTGCCCTGGATGGCGGGGTTGAGATCCGATCCCAGGAGCTGATCCACGTTCAGGGCGTCCTGCACCGAAACGACCAGGTGATTCGGACGGACCAGGATGCGGATGCCTTTGGGGTCGATGGCCTTCATCAAGCCGGCCATGGCCTGCTTCAGCACCGAAGCTCCCAACTGCGAGAAGGTCGCGAGCTGGTTGCCGACGCCGGTGTTGAACATGGCGTTGTTGTAGACGGTGTTGATGGCGGTTCCCGCGGCGTTGTAGCCGGTCCAGGTCGGAGCCGGGACGCTGAAGTTCGCCACGTTCAGGGCGGCTGATCCGCCCTGGTTCAGGCCGAAGATGATGCCGGTGCAGTAGATTTCCTCAAAGATCCTCTGCGCTTCGCCCAAGGACTGCGCCCGCTGGCGGATCTGGCCGGTCATGTCGTCTTCCCAGAGCTCGGCCTCGAAGCTCTCACCGCCCATAAACTTCTGGTTGATGAGTTCGATGTCCTGGCCGATCACCGGCTGTTCCGCATAGGGCTGGCCCGGGCGGATGAGCTGGGGCAGGGACGAGCGGAACAGAGGCGCATGGAATTCCTGGCGCTTGTCCGACGCGTACTCCCTGAAGTATTCCGTCCAGCTGACCGGCGTCCTCAGGTAGTAGTCGTTCGTGATCGTCTGCACGCCGGCGCGCATGAGCTGGCCGAAGGCAGAAGCCGAAGTAGCTTCTCCCATGCGAAGGTAATGCTTGCTGGCGAGGTCGGCGATGGAGTCCCAATCGTCGAAGCTCTCGTTGAGGAACAGGGGCTCCAGCTTCTCGGCCTGCGCCGCCACGCCGGGATTCATGCGCAGGTGCAGGCCTTCGACGCCCTTGGCCTCCTTGAGGTACTTCATGTCCGCCACGCGGACGATCTTGCCCGAACGCGCCTCTTGCAACCGCGCGGGGCCTGCCTGGGGCATGCCCTCGCGCAACGCGTTCAGAATGGATTGTGCGGTCAGTTCCATGGCGCTTGGTCCTTTCTGCCGTTATCGGCTTAGTGGCTGCTGAGGGCGGTGGTCGGCCATTGGACCACGGGACGCCATTGCGGCTGTTCCGCACCCGTGCCGGTGATCGTCAGGGTGTTGAAGTCCCAATAGTACCCGATGGCGGGCGCGGATCCGGGCTGCGTGGTCGTGATGTGGCGCTGATCGGCGCCCGCGTAGATCACGCATCCCGGGGTGTAGCTGTCGCCGTTGGTGTCGAACTGGCCCTTGTGGACGCCGCCCAGGCTCACGCTGATGAAGGCGGGAGCCGCCGAAACGCTGTTGTCCACGTTCGAGCTGGGCGGGTATTCGCCGAGGGCCACGCCGCAGAAATAGTTGCTCTGCGTCGAAGCCGCGGTGATCGGACGAGCCGTGTTGGTGCCCGTGTCGAAGTAGAGCAGGTCTCCGGGCATGATGGTGTCCGCCGAGTTGGCCGGAAGCTGCCAGCTCGGACCGGCCGAGGACTGGTAGCTGTATTGGGGGATGGTGGAATTGGACATGGCTCAGTTCCTTTCCGGCCAGCAGGCCTGGAGGGTTTCTACTTGTTGGCTTCGAGCAGACGCGTCACTTCGGCGTCCAACTCCGTGGCACCCGTTCCGGGGGTCGCGCGGTAGGCGGGCAAGGTTCCGGACCCACCGGTCGCGGCCTCCACCAACGCCAAAGTCCGTTCGATCTGCCGGCGCTTCTGTTCCGTGGTCAAACCGAGCAGATCCTTGATGTCCAGGTAGACCTTCGGAACCTTGGCCTCTGCCAGAAGTTTCCGGGCTTCCTGGGTGTCGTCGAGGATCCGCTCCTTCACTTTCGATTCCGCAAGCTGGGCTTCCAACTCCCGGACGCGGCCCTTAAGCGAGCCGATGTCGTTGCGCTGCGCACCCAGGTTCTTGCGGACGCTTTCCGCGACCTGGTTGAACAGGGTCGGATGCAGTTTGCGGAGCTGCTTGGCGCTCAGGCCGCTGATGGACTCCTGGCCGCGGCGGGACTCGGCGCCCTTGGTGGCGATGCCGTGAATGGCCTTGATGCGGGACTCGTGGTCCTCGTCGGACTCGTCGGGCATCTTGGGCACCTTCTTTTTCAGCGCCGCCATGGGCACCGGGGCCTCGCCGTCCTCGTCCTCGGACTCGTCTTCGCTCTCGTTCTCGGCTTCCTCCGCCTCGTCCTCCTGCTCGCTCTCGTCCTCATCGTCCTTGTCGTCGCCGCCGTCCGTGTCATCGTCCTTGGCCCCGGGCTTGATCACAACCGAAGCTTCGGCGATCTCTTTCTGGAGGGTTTCCATCTCGGCCTCCAGCAGGATCTTCTTGCCCTCGTTCTTCTCGGCGTCGAAGGCCTTCTTGGACTCCCCGAGCTTCGCCAGCAGTTTGCGGAGTTTCTTGTTCATGTCGGTCTCCTGTTTGGCGCTCTCAGCGAGAGCGAGAAAGCGGCCCCCTCTTGCGGGCCTGGTGACTACATCGACGCTGTCCGCCTGGCCAACTCCAACCATCTGCGTCCAGCGTTCGCCGTTGATCATGACTGTCCCGTCCGGTATCCCCCCGCCGTTGATGCTCAGCCCCACATAGACTTCGGGACTGTTGGGGAATTTCTTGGCGTATTCGATTTGAGCTTGGGCCTTGGACCAAGCCTCGTCCCCGGCGTCGCTCTCGTCCACATTGAGATCCCCGAAGACCCCGGCCACCTGCTTGCCGGTCTCGGGATCCGTGGTCGGCTGGACTTCCAGGTTCGAGTAATATCCGCATTGGAGCCGAACGTCGCCTTCGCTTCGTTCCTGTCGCTCCGTCTCGGTCGCGTGGTTGAGGAAGGCCCTGGCCCCCTCGTACTTCACCGCGGCGTCCTCGATAAAAGCCCGGGTATAAAACCGCTTGTCAACTTGGTTGCCTGGGCCCTCGGTGATCAGAATGCAGCGGATGACCCGCTTCTCCGCATCCGTGACCTTGGCCTCGCGCAGAGCCGAGAAGGTCCAGCCTTGGCGCGCCTCTTTCCCGGCCCGGGCCAGCGCCGCCATCTGTGGCAGGCAAAGGGCCTCGTTGGACTTCCAGGCTTCAAGGTCGGATGCGCTGCACTTAGCAGGCATCGTCTCGCCCTTGATCTTGCCGCCCATCTGCTGGTAGACGTGGGCCACTACGGCATACGGCTCGTCGTAGTCGCTCCAGTTTTTTTGGACCGCCTTCTTTGCCTTCGCCCAAGTCTTATCGTCCTTGACCCAGCTTGGCATTGCGGTCCTTAAAAAAGAAAAGGGGCGTCCGCAGCGCAGGGGACCATTGGCCCGTGCATCGCAAACGCCCCGTCTCAGGTGGGTGCTCCCGTGTTGGTGCAGTTATACCCGCCAAACGTCTTGCCTGTCAAACATTTCTTTTTTCCTCGGTCCGAATCTCCCCCTCTGTTCCACGTGGAACAAGTCCCCGGTCGATCATGCCTTTGATGCCCGCCAAGTCGAATTCCGCATGGACGCCACGGATTTTACGCTGATGAATGATCACCGTGACCTTGGCCTTTTCAAGGGATCGGAGGGTCTGGATCAGTTCGACCTCATCATCAGACAATTTCATCGGCCTATGCCTCCGATACGGGATTTGACCTTGTGGCCCTTGGCATCGTAGAGCCGGAAGCTCCAGGCCTGCTTGCGGGTGAGCACGTTGAAGAACGGCCTCAAGTCCTTGAAGGTCGCGCCGGCAGGGCTCAAGGTCTTGTTGTCGATCATGGCTATCAGGCTGTAGGACAGGGTATCGACGAGGTCCACCAAGCACGGGTACTGCTCGGCCAGCAGGGGAAGGCGCGCATAGCCCGTCTTGAGGTATTCCTGTTCGGCGTTGGGCGTCAGGTCGTAGGGATCATATTCAATGTCGAAAGCGATGTCCCCGGTCGGCGTCCAGAAGATGGTCCCCAACTTCACGGCCCGGGTGGCAATCTGCTTCTCGTCGCACCAAGCCTTGAGGGCGTGGCTGAGCTTGAAAGCGAAGTCCACCAACTGAGGCATCTTCTTTTCGATCCTGGCCAGGCCTGAGAAGTATCGTTCGAGATCGTCAACGTGTTCCTGCTCGCCTTTGAAGTTCGGCAGGATGATGCCGCTGTCCGTCACCGTCTCGTCCGGGTCAGGCTTCAATTCATCCGCCATGGGTGAACCTCTTGAGAAGGCGTTCGACAAGGCCCTGCTTCTGCGTGGTCTCTTTCTGCACGTTCTCAGGGAAGCTCAGTTCCATGCTGCCGTAATAGTCCTGGAGCTTTTGCAGGAGCACGATCCCGTCCGGGTGTCCCATGGTGATCACAACACGGGATCCTACCGCATCATGGACCAAGACGAGTTCGCTGGTTTCGTCGGTGTCTATGCTGATCATCCTTCATCTCCCCCTGATGTGGACTGCCTGCTTTCCTTCCAGTCGGCGAAGCTTTGAACGGGAGCGATTTCCCACTTTCCGTCTTCGTCCCGGATGCCGCGTTCATCGTCGGCGAAGTCCTCGGGCATGTCCAAGCCCAGGAGATCTTTCCAGCTTTTGAGCCTGGGGACCGAATCACAGCGGCAGTTCGGATGGAGCGGCTGATCGGTGCTGTTGCCCCAAGGATCGTCCCCTGGATCCGTCTTCTCTATTTCTTCATCGGTCAGGCCATCCCGGCGAAAGCACCAATCGCAAAGTTTGTCGTCGGGCGCCACCTGCCATTCCTCGTCCTCTACCACGTCCTGGTTCTGCTCGAAGGTCAGATCCCGCGCGTAGTTCTGGATGCGCATGATCTCTGTCCTGGCAATCGTCCTGGATCTGGCCGCTATCCCGCTAGGATTGTCGGGGTCGCTGGCGCCAATGATGTCCGACACTCGATCCGCCATGTCCTGCATGGTCTCGCCTTGGACCAAGCCTTGGAGCAGTTCGTCTTTGATCCCCGTGGCCATCTCGTCGGTGATAATCCCGATCCGTTCCGAGAACATGCGGCCTTGGTATGGAGTATTGGCCAGAAGGCGGACGGCGTTTTCCGGGGGAGGCGCGTAAGCCACGTCGATGTTCGGTGGGGTCGCTTGGTCCAAGGCATAGGCGCTGTAGTCATAGGACTTGTAGAACTGATCCACGGTTGCGTTGTGGATCGTGACCCCCGCTTTGTCCGCGGCATTCAAGGATGCCTGATGGATCACGTCCAGGAGTTGATACCATCTTCCGGACTGGACAAGGTCCGGAAGCGTGAGTTGAATTTCCGGATCGTCCACAAGGCCCATGATGTAGGCTATGATCTCCGTCTGCGCTCGGCTGTACGCCCCCAGGACCACGTCAACGCTCGCGTTCTCGTCAGCGCGAAGTGCTGCCGTGGCCTGGGAATAAATGTCTGACAATAATTCAGCCTGGGTCTGCGCCACTTACTTCCCGTCCCCCTGGCGAAGGCCGGCGTTGGCTTGGTCACTCCCGGACTTGGGCGAGCCCCCGGGCTGGCCAGCGCCGCCACCCGCCTTGACGGATGAAGCTTGGATGGCGTCCTGCTGCCACTCGGCGCCCCTGCCGCTATCGTTCTCGGCCTGCTTGGCCTTCATCTCGTCGTCGTAATCATAGTTGTTGATGGCCATCTCTTTGGCGTACATGGTGGAAGCGCGTTCATGGGTAATGAAGCCCGCGATCTCGCCCTTGAGCACATCCACGATCTTGCCGGTCCGGTCCTCTTTGCTTATCTCCGGGAAGATGACTTCCATGGACTTGTCCAAGGGCTCAGATACGTCCTTCATGGTCAGCAGGGACGCGATCTCGGTCATGGCCTGTTTGAAGTCCCGTTGGGCCAGGGCGAGCTTGATCGTTCCCAGGCTGGCCTTGCGGACTTGGGTATCCGGAAGCCCCTGCATGGATCCGTCTACCTGTATCACGTAGTCGTAGATTTCCCGGACCATGGCCTCGACCTTGAGCTGCTTGTCCTCAATGGTCCGCGTGGCCGGTGCCTCTTTGACGAGGCTGTTGGCGCGGCTACTGCCTTGGCCGGTCTCGCCGAGCCATTCCGGGGCGATGCCCATGCCCACGGCGATGTCCTTGCGCAGAAGCTCGCCGAGATCGTCCCGACTGCTGTTGCTGGAGCTGGTAGGCTGGAGGTACTTGCGTTCTACCTGTTTGTTGTGGACGTAGACCGTCCCGGCCTTAGGGATGCGCGTCCCGGTGTTTTGGCTGGCGATGTCCTGTACATCCGCAAGGCTTCCGTCCACGGTGATATCCAGTCCATAGCTTTCTTCAATCTGCGCTTTGATGGACTTGGCGTTGGTCCAGTCGCGGTATCGCTTCAGCCAACTGAGCACGGGGAAAAGGTCGCTCCGTCCACGTTTCTCCCCGGGCGTCACGTTCTCCTTGATGTGAATGATCTGCTCGGCGGGGATGTCGTTGATGACGTACTCGGTGGGGATGTCGCTGGACTTATAGACCAACTGCCATTGGGTCGGATACTGCTGGTGGTAGTACAGGACGTTGTCGATGTCCACCGGATCAGTCACGATTTCCCAAACCGTGCTGGGATCAACGGGCGTGATCTTCGCCAACTTCATAGCGTTACGCCCTTTGAGGGTCATGGTCTCGCCGCCCCAAATCAGGGTCGTGACATCATCCCGGAGTTTCGCGTTGTACTTGCACCGCTCAACAAAGGCGTCCCAAAGCTTCTGGCATTCAGGGCTCGCGGCGAGAACATCCACGCCCTTGCCGATGGTGTAGTTGCGGAGCATGGTGATTGCGGCCTTGCCCAGGGGATGATGGTTCTTCACCCAAAAGCATTTAGCCTGCATGTCCAGGTAGTCGTTGAGGTACAGGTTCTTGCTGAACGGACCGCCGAGCAAAGGGATGTACTCGTTGTTGGGCGGCCCCGCGTAGCCGTCACCGTACCATTCCCCCCCGAAGTCGAAGCTGTCCCACGATTCGAGGATCTTGGCCGTGGCCCACTCAGGGGAAGCGAACAGATTCTTGGCCTGTTCCTGACTGCGAATGTGGCGGACTTCGACGGTGAATCCGTCCGTCAGGCCGTGGACCGTGGACTCGCGGGTGCTCTGCTTGAGCCGCCACGCCTTGCCATCGTTGGAACGTTCGGCCTCAACCATGTGGCCTTTGTGGACACGCTGGACCACGGCGATACGTCCCCGGACCTGGATCTTGCCCTCTTGGAACGCCTTCAGCGGGATCATCATCCGCCTACGAAATTCCTCCTGGGTAATTGTCTTCTCACTCATGTCCCCGAATTCTTTGGGCCAGCCGTCCGGGTTGTAATCAATGGGAGTCCCGGTCTCCTGGGCATAGGGCCTGTTTCGATTGGCTTCCCGTGCGGCCTTGATGTCGGCGGGATGGACGAGGGTGAGCTTAGGCTTGCGAGGCATGATCGTCTCCTTCGGGGATGGCGGCTTGGGCGGCGAGGATCAGTTTCCTACGTTCCCACATGTCGCGCCACACTTGAAACTTGTTGGTGTCCCGGCGCATGGTCGGCCACGGCGGCAGGCCCATGACTTCGAGCGTCTTGGCCTGCTCCAGCGTCGGCTTCACTTCCTGGGCGGCGAGCTGGGTTTCCAGCAGATAGATCATCATGGATTCGATCCGGGCCATCTGTTCCTGTTGGTCAGGCGTCATTGTATCACTCCGAGTATCCCCCGCGGCGGCGAGCGCCCCCGGGATTGATGAGGATCTTGTCCACGGGCAAGTCCTTGGCGTTGGCGATGCAGTCATTCATGGCACCGTGGAAGGCGTCAGGCAAGTCATCGTGCTCCCCATCCTTGCCGGTGAAGGCCTCCATCCGTTGCAGGAACCTTTGGTTCCATCCGCCCTTGAGAAGCAGGACATTGGACTTGCGCGCCTGGGCAAGCGAGGGCTTGCCTCGTTCGAGCTTTGATCCCGTGGACGGAACGCCTTCGGCATCCCAGCCCCGGACAAGCTTCTCCAGGTAGGCCGAAACCATCTTGCCAGCCGAGCCTGGCTCCTGCTCCCATCTTAGAGTCACACGGCGTCCGTCCATCTTGGCCGTGGTCGTGAAGATGGTTTCGACGCCGTCCGCTTCCCAGCGGTCTTCTATGGCGTCCTCGACAAGGTATTGGCCGTTGTCCAAGGCCGACACCTTGACGCCTGCGGTGAAGTCGGGATCTTTCCCAGGCTCGTCCGCCGTGGCGGCGAAGTCCCAAAAGCGGGTCGTGTGCGTGGCCTTGGCCGTCACCTTATCCACGATCTGAAACATCTCGCGCTTGTAGATGTTCCCTTGGCGACGGGCAAACCAGTTGCCTTCCTTCAGCCTGAGCCGGTCGTGTTCCTCCAGCATGTCCAAGCTGGCCGAGTATTCGTCGCCGAGCTGCGGGGCAAGCTCACCGGGGATGAAGGTGAAGCTCCAAGACCGCTTCTTTGGATACCGTTTTCGAAGTTCCTCCTGGGTATCCGCGAACACAAACACACCGTTGTCCACGACAAGCCAACGGATCGTCCCGCACTTCTTAAGGTCCGGGTAGCCGGCCGGGTCCAGATACCAGAAGACGAGATCCAAGACCCAGCTTTCAGGGTCCGGGTTACAGGTCATCCGGACGCAAGGCCTGAGTCCTTCAATCGTCGTTCTCAGGCGCGAGAACAAGAACAAGAACATCTTCTTGGTAAAGGTCGTGACTTCGTCGAACTGGAGCTGATCAAACTGCGCGCCTTGGTATTGAGGCAAATCCTTTTCGTGCTCCAGCGTCCCGAACTCATGCTTGAATCCGTTGGGCCATTTCCAGGTCAGCGTTGAGACCCAGGGGATTCCTCCGATCAGAGGATAAACCTCCATGCTGGTATCCCATAGGGCACCGGACTTCTTGATCTCAGGCATCGTGCGCCTGAGGGTCGTGCACCTGAACATGTCAGCGGTCTTCGATGCCAAGTGCCGCATCGGGTCCACCAACAAGGCCCAGGTCTTTCCGGCACCCGCCTTGCCACCATACAGGATGATGTCGGCGCCACAAGAAAGGAACTTGGTCTGAGGCCCCGGATTAGGTCTTAGTTCCGGCATCCTTCTTCGCCTCCCGGCCATTGGAAGGGATCACAAGGACCGTTTGGTTTGATCCCTCAGGCAATGGATTCTCAGGATCGGAGCCGATCAACTGCTTGTTCGTCCAGCCTCCCTTGCGTTCGAGGTAGAACTTGACTAAGTCCTTGTTCCCTTTCATGGCCATAGCGATAGCTTTGCCGGACACATCGGCTACGCCTTTGGCCTTGCCCTGCTCAAACGCTTGGTAAATTTCGGGATTTCCCTTCTGTCTCTCCATGTAGGTGTCTATGCTCATCCCGAGGGCCAAGGCTATCTGCTCCTTGGTCATCTGCTGCCTTGCGTACTTCCGAATGAGGCGCAGTTGGGCGGGCCCAATGAGCTTGGGCTTGGGTCCGCGCTTTCTCTTGGGCCCTGGCTTTCTCCTTTTCGTCACGGCGTCAGCCTTCCTAGGTTTCTTCTTCGGGCTCGCCGGTCAGGATGTCCACCTTCTCATAGAAGGCCGCGGACATTTCCTGATCGTTGCACAGAGGCTTGATCTGCTGGTTCAGGTACTTGCCTACGCTCTCGCAGGTCCGCATCCCTTCGACGATGTCCTTGGGAAGGTTGCTGTAGTGGTAGCGGCTCCTGTTCTTGAAGATCACCTGGAGTTGGACGATCTCCGGGTCTTCGGTGCTGGAAACGATGTGGTAGGCGTCGATGTTGCTGCTTTGGGGCGTCGGGGTCCAGCCTTCAGGCCAGCCGGCTTGCCGTTGGATGTCTTGGGGCTCCATGGGGTCTCCTTTGGGTCTCAGCCGAAGAATCCGCCTTTGCGGTCCTTGCGGCCTTGGCGGTGTCTTGCCTTGCGGATGTGCTCTTTTCTCGCGTGCTTATGGTGCTCTTTCGGGGCGTGTGGTTTCTTTTCATGGTGGACGTGGGGCTTCTCGGGATCTACGGACATGGCTTTCTCCTTCTGCTGATAGAGCTTTTGGATTAAAGCGGCCATTGCCGAGACGATGATGATCAGCAGTAGGACGCATCCCATGACTACCGCTGGCGCCAAGTCTCCCAGGGCTTCGGGTCCGTTTAGATCCTGAGGGATCCCTTGCGTTCCTGTCTGTGTGGTCTGCATGGATCCTCCTGTTTGGATTTGCGCTTCTCGTTAAAGCGTTTTGTTAAAGCGTCCGCTGTTGAGGTTGTTGCCCGGGCTACTACTGCCATGGTGAGCAAGGTGAAGATCCAGGTTAAGGTGTCGCTCATGGGTTTCCTTGTTCTGTGTCCGCACCTGGGGCCTCGTGGATCTTCGCGCTTGGGCGGGCGACGGATGTGGTCTGGACTTGCACCGGAGGCCCTTGCATTGAAGGGGTGGGTGGATTCATCCGCGATTGAAAGATCTCAGGTCCAGGAGTTCTTGTGGGCTCCATGGAATCTGCTCGCCGTTCTCGCTGTTGGCCAAGCAGCCTTCGACCTTGTCGAATCTGGCCTCCGCCACGGCGCCCAGGGGCCGGCCCATCATGCCGTTGTGGACGAAGCGGTGACAGGAGAAGTCCACCATCAAAAGCCGATGGGGTTGGTCCAGGTCTTCGGCTCCAGCCTTGCGCAGTTCGGATCTTGGCGTCTTATGGTGTGGATGCACGGTCCCAAGGTACATGATCCCGGAACAGGACTGGCACGGGGCCACCTGCTGATCATCCTGGAGCCATCCGAACTTGCTGAAATATTTGAGGATGGCGGAATGAATGGCTTCCCTCCGGGGGCGGGTCTTCTTTCCTGGGCCCAGGGCCTTCGTCCGTTTCAACGCCTCACGGCGTTTCATCGGGGAATCAGGAGTTGATGGGCTTCCTTTCCTAACCCCCTGGCCAGGGAATCCAGGGTGGACAGAGGCGTGTCCGTCTGCGCCTTTTCGATCCGGCTCACGGCGGACTTGTGAATGCCGGATAGCTTCGCCACGTCTTTCTGCACCAAACCTTGGGCCAGCCTTTCGACAAGCAGGTTTTCGGCCAGGATCAAACGGCTGAAACCCTTGAATCTCTGCAAGTCCCTGGAAGATGGGCCTTCGGGTTTGCGTCCGCGGTGGAACTTTGGGGAGTCGTTTTTGGGTTTCATGTTCGGAAGATACCTCGCAGAGTGTTGCCTTGCAACAATTATCTTACGTGGCGCATCATCCAATTGAACACGAAATAGGGCCGCGACACTTCGAGTTCTTCCACGGCGCTGAACTTCTCGCGTTCGAGTTCACGCTTCTTGAGGTTCTTGGCGGCTTCGCGCTGACGGTAATACTCGGAATTGAAGCCGATCCCGTAAGAGGCCTTGAGACGGTTGTTGATCTTGCGGCATTCGGAGCATCGTTCGTGCTGCCAGCTCCGCTTATAAAACTCCCGGTTCTCTTTGCAAGGCCCCAACAAAGTGCCTGGGCAGGTGACGAGCTGGGGCTTCGGGACGGGATTCATGGCTTCGGCTCCGCGTTCTGAAGCTGGATCACCTTTTCTTCGAGCAGCTGTATCTGCTGATCCTTGGTCAGAGTAAATCCGTTGGCGTCCTCACGCTCGCTTATGTCCATCTGCTTGTGAAGGCCGTGGATCGTTTGCAGAAGGCGTTTGTTTTCCGCCCTAAGGGATCTGATCCTTCCCCATGAATGTTCTTCCTCATCGAGGGATCGGATCAAAAGATCCGCCATGTCGGACTTCATATTCTGGTATTCCGCATGCGCTCCCTGGATCTGGCCACTCTGCACTCCGGCCTCAAAAATCGAGCAGAGCACTATTCCGGTCACGCACACAAGCGCCCCACCTATCAGATAGTCCAGGGCCTTTTTCTGGTTGACGATCTTCATCTGCTTCCTTTCGCCCAATCCGGGCCTTGGACGCCAAATTGGCGGGCCGCTCGCCCATCCTGTTCCCAAATGGCGGTGAGGTAGGAATCTTGGATCTCGTACAAGTGTAAGCAATACGGGTGCAGATTCACCCAAAATTCTTTGGGCGGATGGGGAATGCAAAGGTGAATCTCGGCCGGCAAGAGTTCCTCCCGGGCTTCCCCAAGCTCTGCCCATGTTGGCAACCGCTTCGGATGGCTAAGGCTCAGGTGCCAGCGTCCGCCTTCCTGATCCACCAAGGCGCGAAGATTCCCATGCTTGAACGCCTTACAAATCAACAAGGCGGGATGATTTATGGGAGTGTATTTCATAGATTGTCCAGCGTGGTCATCTCCTTCAATCCTCCTTGGATGGCGGGGCGGCCCAGCGGTCAATCTGTTTGGCGTATCGAAGCGCGGAGAATCCGTTCCACGATTTTTCCCCAAGCTCAAGGCGCGTGATATAGCCCGGGGAGCACCCCACCTTTCTTGCCGCTTCACGGACTCCAACACCAGCACCTTCCCGAATCTCGCGGGCGTAATGTCCAAGGTAGGACGGATTAAGAGCGTCGGAGAGGCT